GGGACGAGAGGCGTTATATAATGGCAGGAACTTACCCCACGACACCAGAGTTTCAAGCGATCAATGTTGAGTCAAAGCATAGCAATTTGTTATCAGAAACAGTCTCAGGTCGTCAGCAAGTAAGGACACTAGGTGGTCAGCAGTTCTGTTTTACTGCGCGATACAATGTAATGACGAGAGCAGAATTTATGCCTGTCTTTGCATTTGTTGCGAGTCAGCAAGGTCGGCTAGGAAGTTTTACTATCGTTCCACCTGTGATCGGAAACGCAAATGGAGATGTTTCGGGGACAGTTCTGGTGAATGGAGCCACAAACGCTGGTGCTGTCAGTGTGCCGATTGATGGGATATCGGGGACATTGAAAGCCGGGGACTTCATCAAGTTTGCCAATCACTCTAAGGTTTACATGGTAACAGCAGATCGAGCAGGAGCTGGGAACGTATCGATTGAGCCAGCACTCGTCGCAAACGTAGCAAACGACGAGGTGATCACATTTGACAGTGTGCCGTTCACCATGCGCTTGAGAAACGATATTCAGACGTATGATCTCAACGCAAATGAACAATATTCATATGAAATAGATATGATCGAGGTTATCCCGTGACACGCACGATTAATTCGACGACTCAGACTGCACTAGAACAAGATGAGCTGAGACTAGCGCATTTGGTCAGGATTGGTTTCACAACAGAGCTTTTCCTTACAGACAACTTTTTTCCGATCACTTATGAGTCCAATGAATATATCGCGGCTGGTCATCTTCTCTCTATTTCCTCGACGCAAGAAACGAATCAGCTACGAGTCGGTACAGTCAATATAACTTTATCCGCTGTTGATCAAGCGTATGTGTCAATCTTCCTCAATCAAACATATGTAAATCGGCAAGTTCAAATATTCCTTGCGATACTGACGAGTGCAGGGGCGATATCCGGTGACCCGATCAAAACATTCGACGGGGAGATTGTTGGTTATGATTTGCAGAATAGTAAGAACTCAGCCGTTGTGAATATGAAACTCGCAAGCCACTGGTCTGACTTTGAACGTAAGGCGGGACGATTTACCAACAATAACAGTCAGCAGTATCTATTTCCCACAGATACAGGTATGAGATTCGCGGCAAACTCAGTCAAAGACATTCAGTGGGGTAAAGCCTGATGGGGTTCATTTCCGACTTTTTCAATGACCCATTACGAACGACGAAAGATGTTGTCAATGATACTGTCGATTTGGTCGAGGATGTCATCGATGTAGCCGTTGACCTTGTTGGCGATGTTATCTCATGGTTTGTCGATATCCCCGAATTACCTGACATCGATCAGGATGCGTCCAGTGTTTTAGTCAATAAAAACAGCAACATCGCTCCGATACCTGTTATCTATGGTGAAAGAAAAGTTGGCGGGACGCGAGTATTCATCGAAACATCTGGTGCAGAAAACGAAAGCCTGTTCATCTGTCTCGTTTTATGTGAAGGCGAAGTTCATCAGATAGGCGACATTTTCATCAATGATGAGAACTTGTCTGGTTCAAAATATGAGCCATATATCACGATTGATAAGAAAGTTGGGACAGATGGTCAATCAGCCTCGACGACTTTGCTTGAGGCTCCTAGCTGGACATCTAACGATAAACTATCTGGCATCGCATATCTTGGCATCAAGATTCAGTTCAACAGCGATGTATTTAGCTCAATTCCTACGATCAACGCGATTGTACAGGGTAGAAAAGTCTTTGATCCAAGAGATTCATCGACGGCCTTCTCAGATAATCCTGTGTTGTGTCTGAGGGACTATTTGACGAACAGTCGATACGGTAAAGGGCTGGACTCTAGTTTATTGGACGATACGACATTCAGTGCGGCGGCCAATGCTTGCGATACTACGAACGAAACATTTAGTGGGTCAGGAGTACAGATCAAGCGATTCCAGTGTAACGCTGTAATTAATACCAATCAGACGCTGTTCAGCAATACAAAAATTCTACTGGCTGGATTCCAAGGCATGATGCCATTTCAGAACGGAACCTACAGAGTGTTTGTCGAAGATGACTACACGGCTACTTTTGCGTTCACAGAGTCCAACATCATCTCAGGATTCAAGATTCAGGGATCGCAGAAAGGCAATAAATTCAATCGCGTAACTGCAAAGTTTGTAAACCCAGAAACTAATTATCAGGCTGATGCAGTGATCTTTCCTGACGCTGATTCTGCTGACTACACCACATTTCTTGCTGAAGACAATAACAAGCCACTAGAAACAGAAATCAATCTAAACACGATTACCAGTTATTATCAGGCTCGGAATATAGCAAAGACTCTTTTGAAGCAAAGCCGATTGGCTGGTCTTCAAATGTCATTTGTAGCTACGCCAGACGCCCTCAAATGCGCTGTGGGCGACATTGTGACAGTGACCCACAGTACCCCAGCGTTTACTGATAAAAAGTTTCGTGTAACAGGCTTGTCGATCAATTTCGATGCGACTGTGAATGTCTCCTTAGCCGAGCATGACGCAACTATTTATCCCTGGGTCAATGACAAGACCCAGCCCGCGACTGCAAGTTCTAATCTGCCAGACCCTTTGACGGTAGCGGCTCCGGTTCTTACAGTATCGGATGAGGTCAGAACCTTGAACGAAGAGGCTGTTAGTTTCTTGATTGCAAACTTATCCACATCTGATCAGTTTGCAGATCGATTTGAGGTTCAGAGTCAGAAAGCAGGAACCACAGAGTTCGTCACGATGGGGCAAGCAAGTGAAGGACGATTTGAGCAAGTCAACATTGAGGACGGTTTGGTCTACACGGTCAAGGCAAGAGTCATCAATACGCTGGGGGTCAAGTCACCATTTACTACTATCACGCATGAGGTAGTTGGTAAAACTGCACCGCCAGCCGATGTCACAGGGCTGAGCGGAAATTTGATAGGCAACCAATATTTGCTGAGTTGGAACGCCGTAGCTGACGCTGATCTAAGTCACTACAGGCTGAGATTTGCGTCTACTGATTCATCGATGACATATCAGAACAGTAATCCATTGGTGGATAAGGTGAGCCGCCCTGCAACCTCTGTATTCGTTCCAGCAAGAAACGGCACATATTTCGTCAAGTCTGTGGATAAATTGGGACTTGCGAGTTTGAATCCTGCAACTGTTGTTTTGAGTTCAAACATTGACGAGTTAGACAATTTCAAACCGATTCAGACAATCACGGAAAGCCCTGATTTCAATGGAACATTTGATGATACGGTCGAAATAGATGATCAAGATCGACTCATTCTGGACACTTCCATCAATTTTGATTCGGTTACTGGAAACTTTGATGACGCCCTCGGATTGTTCGACGGTGGTGCTGGAAACGTGGATGCAGAAGGATTCTACAACTTCCAGAACACAGTTGATCTTGGGGCTATCTTTTTAGTGCGAGCAACTTCAATTGTACGGTCGATTCGGGTCGATTATGTTTCGACATTTGATGAGGCTGAAGGTAATTTCGACTCACGGCAAGGTCTATTCGATGGCGATGTCAATGCGTTCGACGATGTTGGGGTAGAGGTTCAATGTCGTTTCACAACCGATAATCCATCAGGAAGCCCAACCTATGGAGATTTTAAAACATTTACCGTCAGTGATTTTAAGGCAAGAGGTCTTCAGTTCAGAGCTAGACTGACGACAACGGACGATCAGGCGACTCCAGCGGTCACCTTCCTGTCAGTTCAGCTAGATATGGGCGAGCGAGTTGAATCGGGAGAAGATGTCGCAAGTGGGGCTGGAGCAAAAGCAGTGACGTTTACCAAGGCATTCCAAGCCACGCCAGCGATAGGAATCGGAGCGCAAAACCTTCAGACGGGGGATTTTTATGAACTATCGTCAAAGTCACGCACAGGGTTTACAATAACGTTTAAGAATAGTAGCGGATCAGCCATTGATCGAACTTTTGATTTCGTTGCTAAAGGAGCCGGACGAGAGGTCGCATAATGAGCCAAGCAGATTTCACCATAGCAAACCAAGGTTTTCCGTCATTCAGAACGGAGTTGAATAGTTCACTTCAGGCATTAGCGTCGAACAATTCTGGCACGAGCGCACCATCAACTACGTTTGCGAACCAGTTTTTCTACAATACTTCTACGAATATTTTATCTATCAGAAATGAAGACAACGATGCGTTTATCCCTATCGCGTTGTTAGATCAATCGAATGATGTTGTGACTGAGATACAATGCAGGGGTATCGCATTCTCAGATGGCGATGATGCGATGACCATTGCGGATGGAGGCTTATGCACATTCCCTGCAGATGTGACCGGATTAACATTTAATCCGACGGGTGATACTGCGGCGGGTGATGCGGCGGCGATAGGCAAAACAGCCGCAGAAGGTTTGATCCTCACAGGTCAGGGTTCGACTAACGATGTGACCATCAAAAACGATGCCGACGCAGATGTTTTGAAGGTTCCGACTGGTACGACGAATGTTGAAATTGTCGGAAATCTTACGGTTGGAGGAACCCTGAGTGGTGCGGGAAAAGTTCTTCAAGTGGTGGCTTTGAACGATGTGCTTACTTCGACAAACAGCAATGCTACGAGTTTTACAGCGACGACGCTGGCGGCAAGTATCACGCCGACAGCGACTTCAAGTAAAATATTAGTCACAGCGACTTTCAGTGCGACACAAGACGGCGGATCGAATGTTCAGTCAAGCGTGACAATATTCAGAGGTTCAAGCAATCTGCGCTCAAGCGGCACACCACTGTTCATGTACGATCATGCTGGTGGAAATGTTGGTTTTTCCGGCACGTTTATGTTTTTTGATACTCCGAATACAACGGGGGCAACCACATATACCGTTCACTTTAAGGTCGCTGATGCCAGTTCATCTTTCCGCGCAATTGCCGGAACGGATACAATCAGTCTATTAGAAATTGCTGGATAACGGAGACAATTATGGCGACAGCAGGAGAAGCTCTCAGCGAATTACTCGGAACTGCTCAATGGGTTTTACGGGGCGAACCTTCATCAGAGGCTGAGTTTAAATCGATGTTTCGTAAAATCACGGGCGAAGATTCAAATGGAATCGCCGTCGAATCGGATGATGTATCAACATGGGGTGTTACTTGGTCGCAAGTCACGGCAAAAAAAACTGCTTTAGATAATGCCGAGCCGATGAAAAAATTACGCACAGAAAGAAATTTGAGGATTATCGAAACTGATTTTTATGCGTTAGCGGATGTCACGATGAGCGATGAAATGAAAGCCTATCGTCAAGCATTGAGAGATATCACGACACAAAGTCCGAGCCTCGATGCAGATGGAAACCTTACCGGAATAAACTGGCCTGCAAAGCCATAGGAAAGAGAAATGGAAAATCGAACTGTCGCGTCAGCACAGATCGTCACACTCGGACTAAAGTCAGTCGCTATTGGAACACAAAAAGAAGCGCGAGATCGATTACGCGAAACTTATTGCTACGCTACGCGCAAGACAGGCGAGGGAACGGCGATATCAAGTACCGCTAGAAATTACAGAGCGGCTGTCCGCACTGCGTCAAAAATTATCGAAGATGCAATAAATGCCTGCGACACGCTAGCAAAATTCATGGCATCTGTACGATGTTCCAATAAAAGATCGCAAACCGGCAGGTAATTCACCTATCAATAATTGGGAGAGGAGAGATAAATGGACAATCGTACTGTGGCTTCAGCACATTCCCAAATCAACAAAGTTGAGTCGAACCTGACTACGCATGAAGCGGTCTGTGCAGAGCGATGGGCAGAGATGCTTCATCGTGTCAAGCGTATCGAAATGATCATGATCTCCACTGCTGGGGCGTCTCTGCTCCTGCTGATATCCCTTGTACTTAGATCGTGATCTTTGAAGCGATAAGCGTAATTTCCACAGCAAACACCGCCATAGGCGCGGTGAAAGAGCTACTCAAGAATGGCAAAGACATAACCGATTGTGCTGAGCAGCTTGGCAAGTATTTTGATGCAAAGGCAGAGATACAGAAAAAATCAGGCAGTTCTCAGTCAAGTGGTTCCGATTTAGAAAACTTTCTTCACCTCGAAAAATTAAGGCAACGAGAGGAAGAGCTTAAAACCATGCTCATCTATCAGGGTAGAGCGAACCTTTATCAAGATTTTTTGAGGTATGCGGCAGAAGCGAAACGCAACCGTGATGAGGCTTTGGAAGCACAGAAAAAGGCCAAAATCGCGAAGCGTAAAAGAAACATGGCTTTGCTACGGTCTTTGGTCATTGTATTTATATGTCTGCTGGGACTGGCTTCTGTCGGTGGTTTTATTTATTGGCTCGCTAATATGAGACCAGCATGAGTGATTTGAAAAAATATGACACGAACAAGAACGGCACTCTCGATCCGCATGAGCTTGCTGTCATTGAACTTGAGGATCGCCGTCGTAAGATGGAGGATGAAGACGCACAGCGCGATTCGATCCGTAAGATGGCGTGGTTTGCGCTTGCTGGCTTACTTATGTATCCCAGTGGTATTTTTATATGTGATCTTCTTGGACTTGATAAAGCGGCTGAACTCATTGCTGATATCGCGGGGACGTACTTCATAGCTGTATCGGCTCTTGTCGCTTCATTTTTCGGAGCCAGTGCCTATCAAGCAAAGAAGCAAGACAAAAGTGACAAATGATTTATGTGTTTGCATTGATCGTGATGACAGCAGACGGAACGGTCATACCGGACAAGAAGGCATATTTTTATTCAATTAACAGGTGCAATTACTTTGCAGATCGAGTGAGCCGCACACGATATAACTATTGGACTAAGCGTAAAGTACAGGCTTACTGCATCCCCGAGTGGGTCAATCCTAGAAACACTAAGATACTGAGGTGATTATGATACAGGCACTGATTGCACCAGTGACAGGATTACTCGATAAATTCATCGAGGACAAAGATCAAAAAAACGTGCTAGCTCACGAGATCAGCGTGATGGCTGACAAGCACGCCCAGGAGCTTGCATTAGCTCAAATTGAGGTATTGAAGGCAGATGCAAAAGGGAACTGGTTTCAAGCGTCTTGGAGACCTTTAATCGGATGGATATGTGGTCTAAGCCTAGCAATCAACTACATGGTCGCCCCAATATGCGCTGGATTTGGAATAATGATTCCGATGGCTGACATGAGTGTCATGATGCCGTTAATGTTCGGTATGTTAGGTATTGGGACTATGCGGTCGTATGACAAAAAACAAAAGACGGACACAAAATAATGTTTGAACTTAGCCAACGGTCGTTAGACCGATTAGAGGGTGTGGATGAACGCCTAGTTAAGATCGTCTCAAGGGCGATTCAGATTACTGATACAGATTTCGGTGTGATTCAAGGTCTACGCACAGAAGAAGAACAAAAAGCCTTAGTGGAAAAAGGCGCGAGTAAGACCATGAAATCTAAACATCTTGAGGGTCGTGCAGTCGATCTGATGGCCTACATTGACGGTCGAGGATCATGGGAACTCAATGTGTATGACAACATTGCAGAAGCGATGCAACAAGCCGCCACTGAGGAAGGCGTAGACATCCGATGGGGAGCCGCATGGCATATTCCTGATTTACGGGGTTGGACGGGGACAATGGAAGCCGCCATGAACGATTACATCGACACCAGACGCAGTGAGGGACGGAGACCTTTCATCGATGCTCCACATTTTGAATTGATGACATAAATAATCAAAAAACGCTTTTTTTATCCCTTCAAATGATGTTTAATTATCCTGTTATGTAACAGGAGAAATAAACATGACTACTAAAAAATTATCCTTAGCTAAAGATGTTTGGGAAACCTTGCATGAGGAAAACGTCAATCATGCCACGGAAAAAGTAGGCAAATTCACCTATTTGTCTTGGACTTGGGCGTGGCAGTTTTTAATGGAATATTACCCTCAAGCACAATATGTCATTCATGATGATATTGTGTTCCCTGACGGATCAATGGAAGTTCGCGTTTCAATCTCAATCGAGAAGCAAGGCGAGAAAGTTGAACGCATAATGTGGTTGCCTGTTATGAACCACAAAAACCAAGCGATTATCAATCCAAACGCATTTCAAGTAAACACAGCCCGTATGCGCTGTCTGGTCAAGTGCATAGCGATGCTTGGTCTAGGTTGTTACATCTACGCTGGAGAGGATTTACCAGCGTCAGAAAAGGAGGCATTTGAGAAACCACTGAGCGAGGATCAAAGGAGTGAGATCAATAAACTACTGCAAGAGACAAATGCTAATTTAGATGCATTTTTAGCTCACTACGAAGTTGATAGCGTCAAGTCAATGACTCAAGCCGTTTACGATCAGGCAATAAAAGTCTTGCAGACGAAAAAAGCACAGCAAAACAGCAAGCCTCAAGCACCATCAGAAGACGTGGTGGATGCTATCACGCATGGTAATGAGCCTGACACCTATGAGGAAGAGGCTAACCATGAGAATCATTGATCATGAGCAAAGGAGTCCAGAATGGCATCAAGCGCGTCTTGGCTGTCCTACTGCCTCTAACTTTGGCAAGTTGATCAATCCGACAGGTGCAAAAAGCACTCAAGCCAAGTCGTACATCAATGAGTTGATTGCACAAAAACTTACTGGTGAAAGCCCGGAGATCACAGTCACGGAGTGGATGGAGAGAGGCACAGAGCTTGAGGCAAAGGCTCGATCTCTCTATCAATTGATGACTGACAGCATTGTTGTTGAAGCTGGTTTGTGTAAGCACGACACGCTGGAGGCTGGAGCGTCACCAGATGGATTGATCAGCAATGATGGTGGTTTGGAGATAAAGGTCTTTAAGCCAGCTAACCATGTCGCTGTCTTGCGGTCGCAAGAAATGCCGACTTTACACATTCCACAAGTCCAAGGATGCATGTGGATCACAGATCGAGAGTGGTGGGATTTTGTGTCGTACCACGAAACGATGCCGATATTTGTCACTCGTATCAGACGAGACGATGAATACATTGAGAAGCTCGCGGCTGAAGTTGAGAAGGCTTGCGAGGAGATAACGAAAGAAACACAACGATTGGAGTTAATAAGATGAGTGAACAAAAAACGTATGACAATAATAATGAAATAGCGATCTGGGAGAACAAGCGAAGGAACAAACCGACAGATCCAGATTTCCAAGGCAACGCTACAATTGACGGGAAAGAATATTGGGTCAGCGCATGGAAAAGAAGCGAGGATTCAAGTGATCGCGCTCCAGTTTTAAAGCTAAAAGTGACACCAAAGACTCAACAATCACAACCTATGACTCCGCCAAGTCAGGGTAACCCGGTTGATTTAGACAAGGAAATACCGTTCTGAAAAAAATGCCGCTAGGTGAGGGAATCAGACTAGCGGCAGTCATAGGGAGTCAAATGAGATTTCAGTCTAACATGAGGAAAGAAAAATGAAATACAACATTGGAAAAAGTTTACGCATCGCGCAAGAACTCAACGAGGTTACGAGTCGTCAGTTAGCAAACGATTTAGCAGTTTCACCGCAACAGGTTCATCGATGGAGAAATATGACTGACATGAAAGTGTCGAAAGTCGAGACAATTTGCAACTATCTTGATATTGAGTTTGGCAAATTCTTGGAGCTTGGGTCGTGATCGACGAAAAAGAAGTTGAGGCGGCAGTCGATTGGCTCCGCGATACCGCCAATGAAGCCGCACAAAAACGAGCCGAACGTCTTTACCTTGACGAGTATCGTAAGGTTTTGCGAGCCAAACTGATGAAACAGCACATGGATTTACCTGTCTCAGCACAAGAGCGCGAGGCTTTGGCTGACCCACAATATGAGAAACATCTGCAAGCTCTCAGGACAGCAATTGATGAGGATGAGAAAATGCGCTTTTTGCGAGTTGCGGCAGAAGCCAAAATCGAGGCGTGGCGGTCAATGAATGCGAATCATCGAGCCATCAAGGTATGAGATCAAAGATTCGTCGATGTGGTTATTGCAAGACCAAGTGTGATAGCGACAGCACGATTCAATCTCAATTACGCTCTTTCTGCTCGTATAAGTGCTTACAAGCGTTTACCCAAGCCAAGATACTGAGAGATCGTAAAAAGGCCGTCAGGGACGTTAGGATGCGTCACAAAACGCGCTCTGATCACATCCGAGAAGCACAACGAGCATTTAACGCCTATATTCGGTTCCGAGATCGCAACAAACCATGCATTTCATGCGGTCGGTGGACAGGCGAAGGGTCATACGGAGGGAACTGGGATTGTGGTCACTACCGATCTACCGGATCGGCTCCGCATTTACGATTCCATCAATGGAATGCTCATAAGCAGTGCGTTAAATGTAATCGATACAAATCGGGAAACTCTGCTGATTATCGAGTCGCGTTGGTTTGGAAAATTGGGCAACCGAAAGTGGACTTCCTTGAATCATGTCAAGAATTTACTGAGATCACTGCTGAATATGCCAGGCGAATCGGTAAGATATTTCGCAAGAAAAAACGCATAAAAGAAAAGATAATCAACAAAAAACAAAAATAAATCATCAAAAGTGTTGACATCGTTATCTACATCAACGACAATATCTTTGTCGAATCAACACACAGGAGAACACGACATGAAAAAGTTCATCAGAGGCTCAAAAGTTCGCATCCGCAAGGGTGCAGTCCTTGTGAAGTGGAATGCTGTCGAAAAACGCGATATGCAGTTTTGTTTGTTAGATACCGAAACGGTTCATCGTGTTGAAAGCACTACTTCTGGACGTAGCACAATTCGCGTTTTTGGCGAAGGCACTCGTCCGCTTTACTTTGGCGCACATCAATTGGTGGCGGCGTAAGCCGCCCAAGGGGAGTTATCATGTTTATGACAACAGCACAAGTCGCTAAAGCCGCATTTGACCACCTGAAAAATGGTGGTCTGATTGCAAATCACGGTCTGTCTGACAAGCAGATTTGGCGGATCGGCTACATCTACGCAAGTGTAGTTGAGCATGACCACGGTCAGGTCACTCGCCAACAATTCAATGACATTCACTTTGAGGGAATGCCAGAAGCAAATGAGCGTTTCGATAATGAGCGCGAAGAATGGTTAGCAAGCCGTCCATAAGGGCGGCTCTACAATTGAGGAACTAGCAATGAAAACAATCGATATTACTCCTACTTGGCAAACAATCGTCGTAATGTGTTGCGAAGTGATGACCAACCCCAACGCTGGTCGTGAAGCTCAAGAATCCTGTAAGGAAGAGCTTCTCAGGCTTGCGAAGATCGTTGACGATCAAAACGAGGAGGCCAAGAAAAACACTTGGACTACTTTGGGTGACATTGTGGAAGAAGAGCGCAAGAAAGGTAGGCTGTTATGAAGGGGAGCAAAATGCATAAAAGTTTGCTGATCACAGTATTCTTTATGACAGGTTGTTCCTACCAGCCGATTATCGATACAGGTGGTCGGTCAGGAACATACCCAGAGAACAAAGCCGCTGAGATCACAAACGATGTACAACACTGTAAGCAACTTGCTGACGAGCATACAGTCACATCAATCGATCAGGTGCAGACTGCAATGAACTGGTATGTATCGACTGCGACCCTAGGAATGATTCCACGCAAGGAATCAACATATAAAAAGCGAGTGAGACGATGCCTTGAGGGTCGTGGTCATTCAGTCATTGATTAGGAGAGACAAATGGACATGAATGTAATTTCAATCAAATCGGAAACTGCTGACTGCTTATCCGATTTCTTGTCAGAGCATGATAGTGTGTTGAAAAGAAAACTTGTTTCTGAAGGCTATGATCCTGTCGAAATATCAGAGATCATCAGTGCATACAAATCTATACAGGGTCATCTGATCCGTATGCTTGGTGATGAAGGTGCATCTTTCGAGGTAAAAATTAGAAGTTGATGGCTTTTCCAATGACAATTTTTGAGACTGAAACTTACTACCTGATTATGAGTGGTTTGGGTTGGTTGTTGGTGATTAGTCAAATCGTAATCGTTTGGTGGATTTATCGCCAATTGAAAAAAAAGGGTTGAACATTCAAATTAAGGAGAGCATGATTCAGACAGTGCCGGACGGGGAGTGAGAATCCCCTAGCAGACCGGATTGAAGTACAGGAGAAAAACACCCGTGACCGCACTCCGGCACTGGTGATAGTTTGAGGCAAATCTGCCGAAACTTCAACTTTTCTCTCAGTTTAGTCCGATCTGTGTGTCTGTTTAAACAGTCGCATTGTGCTGTAGCACGTCAAAGCAAGATTGCAGTCTCAACCTTTGAGGACGGGACAAACAGCGTTAGAGGTGATTCGCCTAGTGTCGGAATAAAAAAAGTTTTATTCGGATGCAAATATGGGCAGGGACGGTTGAGCTACCGGATGGAGATACCCACCATCGAAAGCACTGCTGATGACTGAGGCTGCATGGACGATAGATAACAAAGTGGACAGGGATCACCCTACGTCCTCTAAATGACAACTATGTCTGAAATATGGGAGAAATGCTGATGAATAAAATTGATCGATCAGAACCGATTTATTTGCTAGGTAAGCATCGGAACAAGAAACTGTTTGCGATGCGAACCCAAGATTGGCTTGTAATTGTTTACTCAAATACGCCAGAGCAACTTTATTGGCAAATTGATGAGCATTGTGATCCATTTGTTGTTGAACTAGCGGCTATTTGCAAAAGAGACAATGGTGAGTTTTCTTTCTCGTTTATGGTTGAAAACCACGATGATATTGAAAATCACTCAGGCGAAGACTTGTCGATTGACTATCTTTTTAACCAAGGCGGACAATTTGGTTACAGGTGGTTCGCTCCACAATGGGGTCAAGAACAAACCTTGGTCGATGATTATGAGTAAAACGATCAAGCAACAGTGGTGGGAGTACCATAAAAAGAATCCTCATGTTTGGGACTTGTTTGTCAAATTCACGTTTCAGATCATTAATCGAGGACATCAGCACTACAGTAGCAAAGCCGTTTTTGAGCGCATCCGTTGGCATACCGACATCGAGACCAAGGGCGATCCATTTAAGATTTGCAATAACTACACTGCTTATTATTCCCGGTACTTTCATGTCATGTATCCAGAGCATGATGGATTCTTCCGATCACGCGAGTTGCGATCACAGTTTGTAGAAGAATGGAAGGGCGAGAAGTGAGCTTATTTTTACGCCCCCATCAAACTCTGGCTATTGAGATGCTGAGAGAGTCAATACGGAAAGGTAACCTTAGACCTATCCTCGCCGCACCATGCAGTTTTGGAAAGACAATCACGGCGGCGGCGATCATCAAATCAGTAGTCCAGAAAGGCAAGCGGGCAATATTTATCTGCGACAGAGTCAAACTGGTACAACAGACCTTGGAATCGTTTGTCGGTCACAATCTAAGTTTAGGCGTAATGCAAGGCCAGCATGAGATGACTGATCCGACGAGACCCGTTCAGATCGCAAGCATTCAAACGCTTGCCAGACGTAATCGAATGCCAGATTTCGATATCGCTATCGTTGATGAGTGTCACACTCACTATGAAAGTTTGAGCAAGATGATGAATGCCTACAATGCGATACCATTTATCGGACTCAGCGCGACTCCATTCAGTAAAGGATTGGGCAAACACTACGATGATATCGTTGTGCCGATTACTCCGACAGAGCTTCTCGATCAGGGCTTCTTGTGTCCGGTTGAGTATTACGGAGGTCGTCAAGTTGATACAGCAAACGTCAAAACCAGAGCGTTGACTACAGGCGGCTCAGATTTTGACCCCAATGACTTGGCTGAAGAGATTGAAAAGGATCGGATATTAGCTGGTGATATTGTTAAAAACTGGTTGAAACACGCCAACGGGCGGCAGACGATTGCATTCAGCCCAAGTATCAAGCACTCCAAATTCATGGTTGAGACGTTTAGAGAGGCTGGGATCAGCGCAGAACATATTGACGGATACACGGACGACGAGATTCGACGAGACTTATATGAGGCTCACGATGCTGGTGAGTTTGAAATTCTGTCATGTTCCAGACTTTTGAATACCGGGTATGACGCTCCGTCCGTCTCTTGTCTGATCGATTGTTTTCCAACAAAGAGCCTGATTGCTTACGTTCAACGAGCAGGACGTATTATGAGAACCTCAGTGGGCAAGGACAAAGCGATCTACCTCGATCATGCTGGTAACGTGAAGCGGCACGGGTTCGCAGAACATATTGTCCCATCTGAGCTTGATGACGGGGAGCATCGCTTTTCTGAGCGCAATCAGATCAAAGAAAAGAAAGAACCAAGGGTACAGCAGTGTCCACAATGCTATCAGGAGATGGTCGGTGTTCGTTGTTCTTGCGGGTACGAGGTTCCCAATTATGAGGAAATCGTCACTGATAATCAGGTGCTTGAAAAACTAACGGCTCAAAACCGCGCCAATAAAACCATATCGATAGACCGCAAAAGCGAATGGCTTGGTGAATTATGGCTATACGCTCGACAGACGGGAAAATCGAAGGGATGGGTCGCGCACAAGTATCGGAGTAAGTTCGGTGTCTGGCCTAACAAAATTAACCCAGTATCAGCCTCAAGTGTCTCTGATGAGGTCACTCGATGGATTAAACGCGAGAATATGATTTACGCGCAGTCGAGGTTGAAGAATGCCAGTTGATAACATCCTCGCTCGATTAGACAAGGTTCAGCCAGCAGGACAAGACAAGTGGCGAGCCGTTTGTCCGGTGCATGGCGGCAAGCATCGAAACCTGATGATCAGTGAGAGGCCAGATCGGTCAGTGGGTGTTCATTGTTTTGTGTGCGGTGCTACAGGATTAGATTTGATGGACACTCTCGGGTTGCCAGTGTCAGAAATTTTTTCACCTGACTCCAACTATGTCAGACCAGTTTTAACAAAACAGATGACACAACAGCGTTTAGAGGATGATTTGGTGCTGTCGATCGCTGAGAACGATAAGGCAAAGGGTCGCAAATTGACCTTAGAAGACAAAAAACGTGTCCGTCTCGCAAGGCATAGAATTAGCGGGATCGATGCGATAATCAAAAATAATGATAAATAAACATCAAAAAGGTTGTTATTCTGATTTAGATGAGGGATACTATCTGTGTCGGGTAAACACACAGGAGAAAACGACATGACTGATGTACAAAATGCTAAAAACGCTTGGGTCAATTATCAGAATTGGAAAGCTGAGTGGGTCAAAGCGTGTAACGCTAATGCTCGCTTGGAGTATTGCTGGAAGCTCAACGATCTTATGCTCAAGGCCAGAGATCGCTTCAAGGCCGCCTCTCGTAACTTGAGCAACGCTGAGTTGATGGAAGCTACAAGAGAGGCGGCGTAAGCCGCCCTTGGGAGAATCAGATGCAAACCATTTATCAAGAAGTGATCGTGACCAACGAATTGCCTAGAATCGGGTCAGGCTATCGATTGGTCAAAGTTCAGCTCGGGAGCAAGTGGGTACACATCAGCGATCTTGATGGGGAAAACCGTACCAAGGTCGGTATGAAGTCTTGGTCAGCGATCAAGAAAGGCAATACGGTCGAGCCAGAAGTCGTTCTAAAGAGCTTACGGAAAGCCGATAGAGCGGTAGGTCGGACAGCTAGGAGGAAACTGGCATGACAGGCTTTGAGTTTGTTTTGTGTCTTGCGGCGGCTTTTGTCGCCGTTGGCATTGTAGGAGAAATCGGTCGGTATTTGTTTGAGAGGAATGTATAATGGCTCAATACACTCATTGCCCTAGATGCGGTCAGTCCCTTGGTGATCCAACATGGTGTATGTCGTGCGGTGATGTCAGCGAGTTCGAGGAAGGTGGTTCATTGGCAAAAGTCCCTTACCAACCTATGAATCAATGGTCTGAAGCACCTCAACCAAAAAACCCACATCTAATGGCTGTCGAATATGTGATCGCAAGGCTTGGTTTGAAATGACAAAAGTCATCGTATCGATGTCTGGAGGCAAAGACTCCACAGCAACAGCATTGCTTGCTATTGAGCGTGGTGTTGATCCGATGTTGGCATTTGCGGATACGGGACACGAACATCCGATTACTTATGAATATGTCGATTATTTGGAACAAAAGTTAGGCATCAAGATTCAGAGATGCAAGGCGGACTTCTCAAAGGATATCGAGCGTAAACGCGAAGTTGTGCAGACAAAATGGCGGAAGGATGGAATTTCGGAAGATAAAATTGAACGTGCGCTGGCGGTTCTTCAGCCAACAGGGAATCCTTTCTTAGACCTTTGCTTATGGAAAGGGCGTTTCCCGTCCACAATGGCTCGCTTCTGCACCGAGAATCTAAAGATTTTGCCGTTTAATCAGCAAGTGCTTTTCCCTGTGATGAAGCAACATGATAAGGTTCAAACTTGGGTTGGGGTACGGGCAGATGAATCTGCGGCTCGGGCAAAGCTACCAGAGCGAGAAATGGATGATGCTGGTGCTGAGATCGTTAGACCAATCTTACATTGGACTGTTGAAGACGTTTTCTCGATGCACAAAAAACATGGTATCGATCCAAATCCATTATACAAGCAAGGCATGGGAAGGGTTGGGTGTATGCCATGCGTCAGTTGCAATAAAGAAGAACTGCGACAAATTGCTATGAGGTTTCCAGAAGAAATTGAGCGCGTTGCAGAGTGGGAAGCATTGATTGGAGAGGCAAGCAAAGTTGGTCGCGCTACGTTTTTTACACTTAGAGCGAGTGAGGTAGAAGGATTGTCGCCAGAGGAGCTTAGCAGTCTAGCTTCCATTAACGCTAAGGTTGACTGGGCGAATACAACCAGGGGTAAAGTCCAATATGACCTTATATCTGTGTATGAGGAACCGACAACCTGTCATAGCATTTACGGTTTATGCGAATGATCTACTATAACACGGCAGACCAAGCACTGGATGCGGCGAAGTGGTTCTTACGAGGAAACAACAGACCCTATGCTTTGATTGGTCAGAACCCAAAAGGATTTATGGTCATTGATCCTAGAGATATGAAAAGCCACTACTCAAAAATCGTTGGCAAATTGTATCGCAAGGGATAACTTGTTACTCTCTCGCCTATGGCACAAGGTGAAGGCGGTGGTCGTCCCGCTGTACAATTCGACGACAAAGATATCGCTCAAGTCGAAGCACTCGCATCTGTAATGACTAAGGGTCAGATCGCAGACTACTTTGGCATTGAGGAGAACACTTTGCGGGCGGTTGAGAGAAGACAGCCGGAGGTTTTTGAGGCATATAAAAAAGGGAAAGCGAAAGCAATCCTTAACGTCAGCCAAAACTTGTTACAGCAAAGTAACTCTGGAAATACGGTAGCCACTATCTTTTATCTGAAGACACAAGCCGGGTGGCGCGAGCAACCAGAAAGCTCAACACAAGGTCATAACGTAGTACTACAGGTCGTCAATCCTCATGAGATTGATTGAGGTAGATGAGCCAGACTTATGGGAGCCATCCTCAAGCGATCTTGTCACCAAGATCAGGCCAACGATTCCTCAGTACGATTACATCTACAGTCAGGCTAAATTCCCTGCGTTTGTCGCTGGGTTTGGTGCTGGCAAGACTGAAGCGGCTATTCTGCGCTGTATCTTTGGGCTACTAGCCAACCCAACGTGCAATCGAGGATTCTACGAACCTACTTATGATCTGATCCGAATGATCGCATGGCCTCGCTTTGAGGAGATACTGACGGAGTTAAACCTTCCTTTCAAACTGACCAAAAGCCCTACTAATCAGATTCACGTCGAAGGATGCGGCCACATCTTCTTCCGGTCGATGGATAACAGCACCAGAATTATCGGTTACGAACACGCTGACGCAGACATCGATGAGCTTGATACGCTCAAGAAAGACGATGCGGCTTATGTATGGCGGCAGATATTATCTCGAAATCGTCAGCACAAACCTAACGGTGGATTGAATACGATAGGTGTCACGACAACACCAGAAGGATTTAGATTCGTCTATGAGACTTGGAAGCGTGACCCAAAGGAAGGCTACGAGATTATTCAAGCCCCAACAGCGAGCAATCCGCACTTGCCAGCCGGGTACATCGATTCATTACGGGACGCTTACCCTGACAATTTACTAGACGCATATTTGGAAGGTAGATTCGTCAACCTCATCAGTGGAACAGTGTATAACTCTTATGATCGGACGAGCCATGCGTCGAGTGAGACAATCCGTAAAGATGAGCCGTTGTTTATCGGCTGTGACTTTAACGTCACGAAGCAAGCCGCAACCGTTTACGTCCAACGAGAAGGCGGTCGAGTCTGGCACTGCGTTGAAGAGCTTATCAATATGTACGACACGCCAGAGATGATCGATCTGATCAAGTCGAAGTACGCAGGGCATCAGATTTTTGTCTATCCTGATGCAAGTGGCAGTGCGAGGAAAACAGTAAATGCATCGATGTCCGATATCGCATTGTTACAACAAGCGGGTTTTACAGTAAGAGCTAAGAAGTCGAACCCAGCGGTCAGAGATCGGATCATGGCAACCAATGCCGCACTTGAGGCTGGTCGTATCCGAATCAACGCCAACGCCTGTCCTACTGTGGCATCGTGTCTTGAGCAACAGGTCTACCGGAACGGTGAGCCAGACAAAACCACTGGAGTTGACCACCAAAATGATGCGACGACTTACCCAATCGCCTACGAAATGCCTATACTACGTCCTGTCGCTAACGTCGATTTCAATTTCGCATTATGAGGCGTACAATAAAAATGACCATTGAACGAGATTTTCAATCATGCCAGTGACTCAACAGCACCCCGATTATCAAAAATATCTACCTGTCTGGACGCAAACCAGAGATGCTGTAAAAGGATCACGGGCGATCAAGGAGAAGAAATACGAATATCTGCCTGTTCCAGATAATCAATCAGGCGATGAGCGCAAAGGCACACAAACTCAAAGGTACAAGCAATACCTCAAACGTGCGCTATTCACCAACTTTACTGGCAGGACAAAGAACGCTCTTGTCGGTGCGGCGTTCCGCAAAGACCCTATCTGTGTGCTACCGGAAGGGCTTGACTACCTTAAGATGGACGCGACAGGCGATGGCTTGAGTCTCAGCCAGTTGAGCAAAGACGAGTTAAGCAATCTACTTGAGACAGGTCGTACAGCGTTTCTGGTTGACTATCCGCAAGCACCAGATGGATTGACAATAGAGCAAACGGAAATGCTCCAACTAAAGGCGGCAATCATTCCTTACACTGCTGAACAGGTCGTGAACTGGAAGACACAGAGTATCAACGGTCGTAAAATGCTAGTCATGTGCGTGTTATCTGAGTCTTACCTAAAGGAGTTGGATGAGTTTTCATCTGAAGTTGAGACGCAATATCGCGTTTTGCGACTGAGCGAAGAGGGATACAGCCAACAGTTATATCGTGATGACGTTCCTGTCACCGAGGAGATGTTCCCGCGCAAGGCTGACGGATCGACTTGGGACATCATCCCTCTCGCATTTGTCGGAGCGCAGAATAACGATGTGACGGTCGATGAGGCTCCGCTGTCAGACATTGCTGATGTCAACATAGCTCACTATCGAAACTCAGCAGATTATGAAGAATCTTGTTTCCTGACAGGGCAACCCTCGCTGTTCATTACCCATAGTCTGTCACCGGAACAATTCAAGGCATTCAATCCACAAGGCATAAAGCTAGGATCGAGGGCTGGTCATGTCCTGGGTGAAACTGGCTCGGCTACGCTGTTACAGGCTGATCCCAATAACATGGTGATGGATGCAATGCGCTCGAAAGAATCTGCGATGGTGATGATTGGGGCAAGGATTATTACTGACAGGGCAGGGAATGAGACAGCAGAAGGTGCGAGGATTCGATTCGCTAGTGAAAACTCCGTCTTGGGTGATCTGGTAAACAATTTGAGTAAAGGGTTAAGGCAAGCAATCGATTGGGTCGGTGAGTTTATGGGTGTTGACACTGAGGAAGTCGTGTTCCAAATCAACAATGAGTTCTACGACAAGTCCGTCGATCCGCAGTTGATCATGTCAATGGTGACCCTATTGGATCGGTCGATTGTGGCAGAGCAAGATATATTCGACAGATTGAAAGCGGCTGGCGTGATTGCACCAGAGCGAACATTGGAAGAAGTGCAAGACGAACGAGGCGTCTCAGCACCGATGGCATTGGAAGTAGTCAATGGTTAGGAAGGTCACTACAAAGTCAGGTCGCAAGATTCCAGCCAAATATCTCGCCGGGTTGACGGGCGAGGCCAGACGCAAACGGCTCGCACAGCTAGAGAAGATGCAGAAGGAAGGCCGATTATTAGGTGAGTTGGCTGGCGACAAGGATTCAAAAGGTAAGCGAAAGAAGACACCAGAATCACCATACACTAAAGCATTCAGGAGGCGATTCGGTGGCAAAAATAAATGAACGCACGAAGAAGGCTTTGCAGAATAAAGCGAAAAAAGCGAACGCGCCGTATTCGGCACTTAAGCAGATTTATGACAAGGGAGTTGGAGCCGCAGTCACATCAGGACGCAGACCCGGAGTTTCAGTCAGCCAATGGGCAATGGCACGAGTGAACTCAGTCTTGACAGGCGGTAAGGCTCGATCAGTTGATTCTAAGCAATGGGAAGCAATACAGAAGTTCCGCAAAACAAACAAGGCTAAGAAGTAATGCCGAAGCCTAAAGGTCGCAAATCGTATTCAGCAAAGCAAAAACGATTGGCTAGGGTTGCACCGCCAAGAGATAAGATTACAGACGCAGATATACGCAAGGTCAGAAAAAGGAGAAAGTGATGGTAGCAGGCGTGAAACATTATTTTAGTGATGGCACTCCATTTACAGGTAAGACCCACAAGGATGCATCTGGTCGAGCCATGTCAGGAGCTAGGCACACAAGCACCAGTAAATATCTTTTTCACATGAATGAACTATCTGCAACAGCCAAGAAACGAGCAAAGAAGTAATGGCAAAAGACCCTAGACTTGAAAGGTTCAATCTGGAAGGTTTCAACAAGCCCAAGAGGACACCCCGACATCCAGAGAAATCTCATGTCGTGCTTGCAAAGGAAGGCGACAAGGTAAAACTGATTCGATTCGGTCAGCAAGGAGCCAAAACATCAGGCGCACCGAAGGCTGGTGAGTCAGAAGCCATGAAAGCGAAACGCAAGGCATTCAAGGCCAGACACGCCAAAAACATAGCCAAAGGCAAGATGTCAGCCGCATTCTGGGCAGACAAAGTCAAATGGAGCTAATGTGTCCGACGATTTGTTTGACACACTTACTCGACATCAAATATTCATCCAACGTCTTGCTGGTGGCCAAGTTAATCAAGCAGGAATTGAGTTAGAAAAACTCATCAGCGAAGTTGAACGCAAGTTACAAGGCGATCTGACAGAGTTTCAGCAATTCCGCTATCAACGAATCCTTGATGATCTCAAACTGTATGCGGCAGAAGTTTATCGAGAGATCGGAGTATCAACAGAAGATTTTGCAAACGATTTCATTCAATATGAATCTGAGTTCAGTACAGCCGCATTTTCACAAGCCACTGGAGTCGATTTTGATCTGCCCAACCCTGTACAACTACGATCTGCATACCTAACTGATGTGATGGCTTTACAGCCCGGTCGATCTGCCAAATCGTTCGGTCAGTTGATCAGTTCCTTTGGTCAGCAAGCTCAAGGGCAGTTTTTGCAAGTGCTACGCGATGGATTTGCATTAGGTCGGACATCTCCTCAAATCGTGAATGACATAAAAGATCATGTCAGCCTAAAGAAAGATCAAGTCAAAACGCTGATTAGGACAGGGACTAACCATTTGGCAGTCGAAGCTCGAAACGAAACACTCAAGGAAAACGCTGATATTCTTGAGGGATATCAATGGGTCGCCACGCTCGACAGTCGTACTACGTTTATTTGTATGAGTCGAGATGGTTTGATCTATCCGATCTCTGATAATCCTGAGAGATCACCGAAGCCACCAGCCCACTTTGGCTGTCGCTCTACCATTGTCCCTAAAGTTAAGAAAGAATTTGAACTAGATGTCGAAGGTCAAAGAGGTGCGGTCGGATCGTCAGGTCGGGGTGTGGTCAGTGCGAAACTCAATTATGAGCAATGGTTGCGGAAGCAGTCGAAGGAGTTTCAAGTTGAGGTGCTTGGGAAAGAGCGTCAACGCCTGTTTGCTCAACAGAGGTTGCCATTGTCACGATTCATCGACAGCGATGGCCGCACTCTGACACTGCAAGAGTTAAGAGACAGAGATATCACATTCAATCAAACAACGATCCAACAGGCGATTAGACCCACTTTGCCAGACCCTGAAGCACCGACATTCACCTTCAGACCAACATCAGAAATCAAATTCAAGACACCAAAAGAAGCAAGAAAACGTCTCAAGGCATATGTGGAAGAAGGCAATGCAGATCCTCGGCAATACTCAGATACGCGATTCTCAGGGAAAAAGAATTGGGGTTCCGTCTCTCGATTCGATGATGATAATGCTGTCGCGCTAGAGGCTTGTCTTGAAGACCTAGATGGCCTTTCAAGATTGTTCAATATCCCCAAACTCCGGGCTATGCAAACTACACAGCGTCGAGTGAATGCCTCAATGGGCGATGCTACTTTGTCAATAAGTCAAAAAAATATGGGTCGAAAAGTGTCTGGAATAGCAATGGAAGGCACAGATGGCAATCGTGGGCGTATGCTAGCAACCAATCGATCTGCTTGGAATCAAGGAGATGCAGAGAACAAACCTTGGAGTGTCGCAAGTTATCAGGAAACACGATTCGACACTTACAGATCAACGATTATCCATGAATTTGGTCACCATGTTCACCAGACCTATAAGTTTAGCCCCACCAAATTCAATGAGAGATTCGCTACACGCGAATGGAAAAACTTCAGTCCGATAGAACAGCGCATGAATAAATTGTGGAGGAGTTCGCGCAAGGAGTTACAGCAAACATCACCAAGTCAATATGGCGAAACAAAGACAGTTGAGTGGTTCGCTGAAAACTTCAGTGCTTACTTTGGAGGACAGAAGCGACGATGTAGCCCCAAATTTATTGAGTTGATAGAGGACATGATTGCAAATGCTTACAAGTGAAGAACAGAGTATCATTACTCAAATCCGAGAGATTCTTGATAAGTCTGATAATATTAGCAATGAAGATTTAGAGATCATTCGGGGCTTGCTACCAAAGCTACCAGAAGATATTCAAGGCGATTATGGTGAGATATTCACTTTGATCGGCCAAGGCATAGACTTATAACGCGGCAGAGCCGCAACCACGCAAACTAGAGGTGACGCATGGAAACATTGAAAGACTTACCAATCGAAGACGCAGATAAGTCGAAACTCCAAACCGAGATTGAATCAACGATTGAAGCGAAAGTCCAAGAGAGGTTAGACCAGGAAGTAGCTGGTCTTAAATCCAAAAACGATGAGTTGCTAGCTGAGAAGAAAGCGATTCAAAAAGCAAAGGAACAAGCAGATGCCAAAGCACGCGATGACAAAGAAAAGCAAGCCCAAGAAAACGGCCAATACAAAGAACTCTACGAAAGCCAAAAAGCCGAAAATGACTCGATCAACTTACGGCTCAATGAGATGATGGAAAGCCAGCAACGTCAAACGATACGAACCGAAGCATCTAGGATTGCTGGGACGTTGACAAAGGACGTTCAGAAGGCCAAACTTCTTGAAAAGGAGATCAGCCAGAGGCTGACTCTTGTAGAGAATGAAATCCGTGTTACTGATGATAGTGGTCAGTTGACGGTATCATCGTTAGATGATCTGAGTGCGAAAATTAAGACTGAATATTCCTTCTTAGTCGATGGCATTCAAGCACAGGGTGGTGGAGCTACCCGAAGCATTGGCGGGGCTAGTGTTGAAGTTCAAGAAATGAGCCGGAGCCAGTTCGATGAATTGTCGCAGAAAGACAGAGCTTTATTCGTTCGTGGCAAAGGGAAAATTGTAAACGAATGAAGGAGTAGCCCCACATGGCTAACGTATTAACAGACCTCGCCGCAGATATTTATGTAGCGGCTGACGTGGTAGGACGGGAGCTAGTTGGCTTTATTCCTGCCGTTACAATCAATGCAAATGGCTCAGAACGTGCCGCTAAAGGTGACGTAGTAAGAGCCGCATTCACACGCGAATCGACTGTCGGTGATGTCACCGAGTCTATGACCATTCCGCAAGGAACTGATCAGACTGTTGATAACAAAACTTTGACTATCAATAAGTCTCGCGCTGTGCAAATCCCGTTCACTGGCGAAGATGTCTTGCACTTAAATAATGGTGTTGGCTACGACACTGTATATGGTGACATGATCGCGCAAGCGATGAGAGCTTTGACCAATGAGATGGAAGTTGAGATCGCTACTCAGGCGAAGAACTCAGCATCAAGAGCATTCGGTACGGCTGGAACTACACCGTTCGGATCGAACTTTGATGAAGTCGCAGAGATTCGACAGATTCTGGTTGATAATGGAATGCCGCCAAATGATGGTCAGGCTAGTCTGGTCTTGAACACTTTGGCCGGAACAAATCTGCGTCAACTTGCAACATTGCAATCGGTCAATCAGGCTGGAAACGATACGCTCTTGCGTCAGGGAACTTTGCTCGATCTGCAAGGTTTAGCTGTACGAGAATCAGCGCAAGTTCAAGCGCATACGAAAGGTGCGGGTACTGGCTACGATGTGAACAACGGATCAGGCGAAGTTGTTGGGGAAACAACCCTGACCCTTGACGGTGGCACGGTCAATACGACAGGTATCATTGCTGGAGATATCGTGACGTTTGCGGGTGATTCCGTAAACAAGTATGTCGTCAACACCGGATTGGTTGCGACGAGTGGCGATATCGTGATCGGTGCGCCCGGAATCAGGTCAACCGTAGCTGATACAGTCGAGATGACCATTGGCAACGATTACACTGGCAACATGGCTTTCCATCGTCGTGCGATTGAACTCGCTGTTCGCGCTCCGGCAGTCCCAGAAGGTGGGGACAATGCTGATGACGCAATTACGGTGCAAGATCCTAATAGTGGAATCGTCTACGAGGTTCGGTTCTATAAGGGTTATCGTAAGGCCATGATTGAAGTCGCTGTCGCGTTTGGCGTGAAGTGCTGGAAATCAGACTTCATCGCTACTCTGCTAGGCTAAGACCAGACGGGGGCTTGTCCCCCGTTTTACTTGAGCCGATTCGCGGAGTTCTGCTAGTTCGCCACGAGTCGGTTCAACTAAAGGAATAAGAGATGGCTGAATCAAAAACCAAGAAAGTCCTAGATGATGAAAATCCCAATCTAGTCACAATGGTGAATGGCGAGGGTAAAATCGTCAAAGTCGATCCTTGTATGGTTGATGTGTATCGCTCTAATGGATATGAGGTGAAAAAATGAGCCTTGTGGTCGAGGATGGATCGGTCGTCAGTGGTGCAAACACCTATGTTTCACTGCAAAATTTTAAGGATTGGGCGACTCTGAGAAACCTCACGATTGGGAATGATGCCAAAGTCACTCAATCGATATATCGAGCAATGGATTTTTTTGAGCGTCAGACGTTCATCGGATTTAAGGCAAATGAAAACCAACCTTTGCAGTGGCCTAGAACTGAAGCAATGATCGATGGCTACTACGCAGATGCCACTGAGATTCCTAGCGATGTCAAACTGGCTCTGTACGAGGCGATCTTTGCGCAAGAGTCTGGCAACAGTCAATTAAACACAGAAGATCGGAAAACTCTGCGAGAGAAAGTTGGCGACATCGAGGTCACTTATGCTAACAATAGTGAGAACCGTGTCACCACGCCTGCCTTGACCTTTGCACTTAGTAAGATTGTCAGACCAGCCTTTGAGGTGATGAGGTCGTGAGTTTTTCATACGATACGCTCGAAAAGAAAGCGACATCGTTGATCAAGAGTTTCGGACGCGAGCTTACATTTACTAGAACGTCTAAAGGCTCATACAACACCGCAACAGGTCAGACGAGCGATACTACCGATACATTTAGCAAGTTCTGTTGTGTCTTCAATTATAACGATACTGAGATAGACGGAAGCACCGTACAGCAGGGTGATCGACGCATATTGTCTGAGCCGCACACTTATATCCTTAATGATACAGTGTCCCTTGACAGTAAAGTGTTTCGCGTCATAGCAATCAATGAACGCAAACCCTCTGACACCTTGGTTTCAGTCGATCTACAGGTGAGAGCATGAGTCTTGGTCAAGATTTAAGTCGTTTCACAGTCAAGGTGACAGAAGCGAGCGAGGAAAAGATACGAAGTAATCTGCTGGATTTTACAAAAAACGTCATTATCCAGACACCAGTAAAGTCTGGAAGATTGCGAGGTAACTGGCAGTCAAGTATCAACCAAGCCAAACTAGCGCAACTTGATACAAAGCAACAAGGAGGCAATGGTGCGGCTTCAAATGAAGCTCAGAAAACCCTATCGCAGTT